GTTACACAGCAGGACTAAGTTTCTGCACAGCAACAGGTACAGGTAAAGTGAACGTAGCCTACAGCGGTAGGATGGGGAACTAAACGATGGGAATAGCCAACATAATTAACACCTCCACATCAAGCGGCGGAGGCGGTGGTGAAATAATCCGCGAACTTGTCAATAGTTCAGACGGGCAAGGACTGTATTTCTCCAACACTGGCTACATCCACCTAGCCAACAATGCAGCAGTAGAATTTGGTACAAGTGATTTCTCAATAGAGTTTGTTATGAATCAGACTGGAGAAGTTGGTTCAAGCGGAGGATCTATTTACCAGTCTGCTACTACTGTTAATAATAAGTTTTCAATAGAAAATCACGTTTCTAGCAATGTAGTTAAACTGATTTTCTTCAACGCTGTAGGATCAGCGACTCAGTACGATTTAGCGTATAATATGGCAGCAGATTACAACGAGCCAACGCATTACGTTGTAAGTTGTGACAGATCAGGAAATGCAGTTTTATATCGTAACGGCACAGAAGTTGCGTCTGTCTCTATTGCTACATCAGCATCAATTAATTTAGGTGATGGTGTTTCGTCCACAGCAATGATCGGCAACTCTGGATCTGGATACACATTCCTAGGAGGACTGTACAGATTTCGGACTTGGAATAAGGCTCTCACACACGACGAAGTGGACACTTGTTTTCAACGTGCTGACGTTCCGTTTGAAAGTCAGTACGGAGAACAGGATTTAGTCGATGCGACTGCAAGCACATTCACAAGCGGCACATATAGCTGGACAGCTTACGGAGGCAACGCAATTGCTAACGTCAGCAATAATTTAACAATCACGTATAATAATAACGTAAGCGGAGCATTTAATTATCTGCGTAACACAAGTGATTTAAAAAAAGATTTAGTAGTTGGTAAAAAATATCGTGTCAGAATCACGGCTAAATACACAGGAGGTTCTGCTGGTCCTCGTTTTGCTGTGAACACGCAAAACGGTCTTGTTTATGGAACTCCTCTAACCACAAGTTTTGTTGATGATATTATAGAATTTACAGCACACCACGCTCAAGATTGTTTTATTAATTTAGAGTCAAGTTTAGGTACTGGGAACGTAGTTACAATTGACACCTGGCAAGTTGATGAAGTAGGTGCATTAACGGATCACGACCTAGCATTTGCAAATCCAACGCAGTCATCGATGTGTCAGGATCGAGCAGGAAATTCTGACGGAACAATGGGAGGCACAATTCAGCAGACTCAACCTATTGTTCAACTTAACAGTACGAGTGCAAGAATTGGCACAAGTCAAGGAACGCCACAGGACAGAGAATTGCTTTTGGATAAATTTCTTACTTTTAGCGACAACGGTGGCACTATTACATCTGATAATGCAGAAGGCGAATTGACGATTGCAGGAGGCAACGCAACAAACAACGGCGGCAACATCAGTTTGCGTGGTGGTTCTCACGGTACGCCAAATACAATTCGTATGCGAGTTGCCACCACAACTGCGATGGAAATTTCAGCGGCCGGGAATACGGGGCTAGGAATTTCTCCAGACGCGAATGCAAAATTAGATGTCAACGGCACAATTTACGTCCGTAACACTTCCGTCAAAGGCGTAATTTCTAATCCAAGTAGTGACATTTTTGACATAGCAAATGCAAGCGGAGGAACGTCAAACCCGATAACATTTTCAACGCAAGGTAGTGAGCGACTACGCATTGGTTCGACGGGAACCGTAACGCTTAACAAGGCGCAAGAGACAACCACCGGAACACCGTTTTCGGGCGCGGCACTTAAATTGTTACCGTCTGGAACAACAAATACAACAGGCGTTACCTCAGTCGCACTCGGCACGTCAAGCGCTGATAACTACGGATTTCTCATAAGTGCGCAGCGAGCTGGGTCAGGCCCAACGCCTACACTTCGAATAACTTCCCACGACAACAACGCCACCGGCACGGAGAGGATGTCGATTTCATCGGCGGGACTCGTCACTTGCTCAAACGGGTTGAGCGTCAGCGGCGACACAGCTAACGGTGATTTCTTAACAACAATCAGTAACTCTGGCACTCAGTCTGAAGACAATGGATTGTTTGTTACCACTGCTACAAGCACTACGCACACCAATGTTTTTAAAGCTGAGTCATCTGGAAATGCTAATATATTCATCGTAAAAGGAAATGGTAACGTAGGCATTGGGCTTTCAAGTGGGGCAATAACAGACCCGTTAACTGTAGGAGGCACTTCAAAATTTGGCGGTCTAGCCACATTTGCCGGAGATTTAGAAATCGGCGCAGTGTCAGCAACAGGCGCGACAGTCGGCTGGAAGTCTTTGGCGACAACGTCAAGTAGCGGGCCGAACACTCAAACGTCTGCGGACAACACAGGGACTCGTGGACATTATTTATTTTACAATCCGAACGGCGAAGTCGGTTCTATAAAAACTAATGGCTCGGCGACCTCGTTTAACACTTCTTCAGATTATCGATTAAAAGAAAATCTTGAACCGTTAACAGGTGCATTAGACCGAATTGAACAACTACCAGTTTATCGTTTTAACTTTAAAGCAGACTCCGAAAAAACGGTTGACGGATTTGTTGCCCACGAGGCTCAAGCGATAGTACCCGAAGCGGTTACTGGCGAAAAAGACGCGATGAAAACCGTCGTTGTTCAAGAAGCAGTTGAGGCAGTTGAATATCAAGAAGCAGTTGAGGCAGTTGAATATCAACCAGCAACTTATTACGAAGAAGGAGACGAACTTCCAGAAGGCGTTTCAATTGGCGATATTAAAACTGAAGAAATTCAAGCCGTTCAAGGTCAGCCAGAAATTCAAGCCGTTGAAGCACAAGAAGAATTGACCGAGGAACAACCTGATTATCAAGGCATTGACCAAAGCAAGCTAGTGCCTCTTTTGGTGGCAGCAATTAAAGAATTGAAAGCAAAAATAGAGGCTTTAGAAAACGCATAATTTTAAAAATTAGAAAATAATGATAGAAATAAACACAATACCTACAGCAGAGCTAAACGTTTCTAAAGTAGCAGTATCACTAAACTCAGCCCAAGAATTTGGAATGCAATTCAGCGTAGTTGGCTGGGGCAAGTTTACGAATCCTGAAGGAGAAGATGTCTGGGGAACCAACCCACTCGTTTCAACTTTACTGAATGTGACTGGACCAACTTGGGACGCTTGGGGGTCTGACAAAGATGATGCTACTTATATTGGTGACTTGGCTTTAGCCCAGCTTGGACTACAACGTGATCCTGATGCTGTTATCGAAGCTGAAGAAACTCCAGTGGTAGCACCAGCGGAAGAATCTGATGACGCAGAAGAAGCCTCTGATGATTTTGAGGAAGCAACAGAAGAGGCGGCAGAATAAGCTGCTAGTTTTTCTGATTTGTTTATTAGATATATTAGTGGGGGGATTTGGGTGAACCTTGACGACTTTAAGGTGCTGGCTAGTGCTACAGTGGGGATAGGAAATTTGATGCTGGAAATAGATCTTATTCTGAAATGCGGAGTGAGCTTGGCCAGTTTGGTTTATATTATTTTGAAGATAAGACAGTTAATAAAAAAAGGATAAAAAGATGTGGAAAAGTAAGACAGTTTGGACGGCGTTGACTTCCCTTTTGGGTGCAGCGGCAGCAGTGGCAACAGAGGAGGCATCACTAGCTGAGGGATTGCATATCGCAGTAACAGCTATTTTAGCAATCTTCCTTAGACACGGTGTAGCAAAGACACAGGACGCAGCAGAGGCAGCCGTTGAAGCAGCTTCTAGCATTACTCCAGCCCCAAAGAAAAAAGCAGCTAAGAAGGCTTAAACTATGGGAACCTATTTGACCAAGGGAACAACCTTTACAACTGGTGACTCAGTTACGGCTGCCTCCCTAAATAATTTAGTAGACAATGCCACTGTAACGGCTGGCTCAATAGGTTCAACAGAGTTAGCTACTAACGCTGTGACTGCTGACAAGATCAGCACTGCATCACCTCAGCCTGTTACTACAGGAACAATCAGGAACAATGCAGTAGATAACACCAAGCTGGAGGATATGGGATCTCAGACTGTTAAGGTACGCAGTACCAACAGCACAGGAGATCCTTCCAACTTGGCAATGATAGGAGGAGGATCAGACGGATCTTCAAAGTTACTTGTAGGAACAAGTGACAGCATCAATGCAGTAGTAGCTGATGAGTTTAAACTGGTTAACAGCAGTAACGTTAACGTAACGAACAACACAGCAGCAAAACTAAGGCTACACACAACAGCTATAACAGGGCAGACAGATCTGACATCAGGCAGTCTAGATATGGACAACGACAGACTTCTGATATTTGACGAGTCTCCTGCAGGACTAGCACAAGTTTCCCCTAAGAAGTTAATACAAAGTTTACCAGCATTAACAACTACAAGTGGGGTCGTTCGATTAGCTACAGCAGCAAGAGCTATTAATCCAACTACTGCAGGGACTGATGACGCTGATGTTTTAACAGTTAACCAAAGTAGTGCAATGCTGATTAAAGCCTTTGCCCACATTATACTAGATTCCTCTGACAACATAACTATAGAGAATCCTTTTAATATTTCTGGTATAACCAGAATTGATGAAGGAAGATTTACTGTAACATTTCAGGAAGCATTACCGGGGGTGAAGTATCACGTTATAGGAAACGGGTTTGAATTGGCTATAGGACAAAATAATCGTTACGGGCAGATAGCGAAAGCAGTAAACAAAACAGCTTCATCTTTTGAACTCAGAACTGAAGATGTTTACTCAGATGCTACACCTAGAGATCCTCAAGGGGGTTTCACGTTTCAAGTATTTGGTTTAGGAACTGCCTAATGACACTTTTACAAATAGCCACATACATCTGCAATCTGGTTGGTAAAACAGACAGTACAAGCATCACCAGATGCAAAGAGTATGTCAGGCAGCATCATCAGTTAATCTATGATTCAGCTCTTTGGCGTGAAAGCCTTGTAGTTGATCGAGTAACAACTGAACCAGACGGAAGGATCATCTACCTTGAATTAACAGACGGAGGAAGTGGTTACACTTCAGTTCCTACTGTTGGATTTACAAGCACAACAGGAAGCTCTGCAGCAGCAACAGCTAAACTGTTTAATGATTCAGTTGGTGAGATTGTTCTTACTAATGCAGGCCAGAACTACGAAGACAATCCTACAGTAACTTTTACAGGTGGATCTGGATCAGGGGCAGCAGCTACAGCCTACGCTTCAGGATACAGTGATCAGTTGATTTTACCGCAGAACATTTCACAAGTGTTGGCAATAACAGCAGACAATGAAGAACTCATCCCTTCAGAAATCATCACGCAGTTTATGGCAGATCCGTCATCAATTAACGAGAAAGGAACTGCTAATAAGTTTTCTGCTATTTCCTCTGTGGGTATTAATTTTAATCTCGTTAACGGCGATCTTTACTTTGAGGCAGTCGATGCAGCAGATGCTGGGAAGAAAATTGAAGTAGTAGGAAAATTAAAGGGTGATCCTGACAGAATTTATAAGGAAACAATCACCTTGGCAGCAAGTCCTTCAACTAATGTAACTTTTGAAAGTTATTCTGAGATTACATCTTTGTCCAAGGAGGAAACTACTGACACTATTATCGTAAAGAACATTACAGGATACG